AGCAGATAGGTTAAGAGAATATACAGATGAAAAAGTTGTATCATTTGATATGGATCCGAAATGTGCTGAGATTGGCAAAATACTTTATCCTGAAGTAAAGTTTGAAACACAAACTATAGAAGAGTTTGACCCAGCAAAATTTGATATAATTATTTGTACCTCATGTGAACACATAACAGATAAAACAATAAATGATTTTATAGCAAAAAGAAAAAAAGTAGGTCTCAATAGAAGTAATAAAACATTTGTGGTCTTACAGAGTAACGACTATTATGGTCTTAATGAACATGTGAATTGTAAAAGAAACTTAAGCGAATTCAAATGGTCGATTAAGATGAATATAATAAATAGTTTAGAAAAGAGAATTGACGATAAATTTAATCGTTTTATGCTAGTAGGATATTAATGAGATACGATTTAGAAGTAATAAAAAGAGAATTAACAACATTACCATGGTATAAGAACCAAATATACTTACAAGGTTCATCAAAAGATATGGACCCGATAGAACCAACTATTGGCCAAAACTATCTAGTAGTAGATGAAACAGAAAATAAATATAATATTCCTTTATTTGATATACCTTACATTAACGGTATATTAGAAGAACATAAACTAGTTAGAACAAGATTGATGAAGATGAAACCAAAAACTTGTTACTACTGGCATAACGATAAAACAAAAAGATTACATATACCCATAGAAACACATAAACATTGTTTTTTATTATTGGGTGATGAGAGGGTGCATTTACCGGCAGATGGTACGGCGTATGTTATTGACACGACTCAAAAACATACTGCTTTAAATTGTTCAAAGATAGACCGTATTCATATTGTTGGCGCATTTCAATAGATGTACGACATGGTTATTACTTCTCTTCCTGGCATGGATAGAGATAAACCTGCTCCAGGTCCGGCTTTTTTAAAAGGTTATCTTGAAACAAAAGGTTTTAAAATAAAAGTAATTGACGGCAATCAACTTGATACTTTAGATAATATTCACAAAGAAATATCTCAATACAAATTTAAGTGGTTAGGCATATCTGTATTTTCATATTTGCAAAAAGATGACGCATTAAAATTAGGTGAAAAATACGATAATGTTTTATTTGGTGGTTCAGGCGTAGATGTTTTTTGGCCTAGAAAACATTTTGTAGTAGGCGAAGGCGAATATGCATTAGTAGAATTTTTAAATGGGAATTTAGATTATCCTGGTATTAACGGAAACCCACCACAACAAATAGAAAACATAGAAGATTTACCACCACCTGATTATTCAGATGTAATGTGTAAACATGATTACGATACAGCTATTATATCTGGTTCAAGAGGTTGTGTTAGAAAATGTACCTTTTGTGATGTAATGACAATATGGCCGAAATATAGGTGGAAGTCAGGTAAAAAAATAGCAGATGATATGCATGAAGTCGCAGAAAAAACAGGATTAAAAAAGATAGGTTTTTCTGATTCTTTAGTTAATGGTTCTATGAAACATTTTAGAGATATGTGTAAAGAGTTGGCAAGTAGAGATAAGAAAGTACAATGGAACGGACAATTTATTGTTAGAGGTGCAAAGACTTTTTCTAGTGAAGACTTTGATAATTTAGCAAACTCTGGTTGTAACGGTTTGACAATGGGTATAGAATCAGGTAGTGAGAAAGTTAGAGACCACATGAGAAAAAAATTCTCTAACGAAGATATAGATTATTTTATGAAAAATCTAGGTGATAGAAAAATAAAAATGAAGATGTTACTAATAGTTGGTTACCCTACAGAAACGGAAGAAGATTTTGAAGAAACTTTACAATTATTGAGGAGATACAAAAAATATGCAAAATATATTAGCGTATCTCCCCATATGATGTTGACTTATAAAAATACGCCATTAGATTTTGACCATAGAGATTTATATGATACAGAGGGTTTTCATTGGAAAAATGATATATCAAATTATAATATAAGACTTGTAAGATTTAAAAAAGTATTTGAAGTAGGTCAACAAATGGGTTACAAGTTCAATAAACATGCATTAGATAAGATTGAAAAGTTTGATAAACTACAATATCAAAGTTAAAAGTGTTTTCTAAATCCTATATTAATGTTTCTATCATATTGATTATAACCATCTGGTCTTTCATATCTTTCATTAAATAGATTGTTTATACTCCAAAAGAATGTTGTATTATCTTTAGTAATATTATATCCTATATCAATAGTATCAACTGCTTTCATATCTTTTCTTGCATATGTTGAAGCGTCAATATCTTTGTGTTCACCATAATAATTCCAATCAACATAGAAATTGTTATAATACATTGTTGCAGTATTTTGCCAATTAGGTCTTCTTAATTGGTCTTTGTTATCACCGTCTTTAGACACCGTATAAGATAACTTATTATGAAATTGTATTTGTTCAAAGTCGTATGTATTATTTAATTCAAAACCATGTTGCTTACTTGTTTTAGTATCATTAGTATAAGTATTATTTTCATACTTTAAAAGATTATCTATTTCAGATTCAAAATAAACAAATGACATATTATCTTCTTTTATGCCAATCTCCCATGTTTTTGATTTTTCGGGTATAAGATTTTCGTTACCTAAAAATCCATAATTATTTTTACCATACATCTCATAGACCGTAGGTGCTTTATAACCTGTAGAATAACTTAAATGTACACCATTATTTTCTATTGCAATTCTACCAGTTGTTTGGTCGTCAAATGTATTTGGTGTATCATGCCTTAATCCTGTGTGAATAAAAATGCCATTTTCCAGTTGATTATCTATATTAAAATAGTAACCATGATTATGTCTTTCTTTATCTACATTTGAATCATAACCTGCAATATTAGTATCAAAATCTATTTCTTGTAAATTATGTTCAAATCCAGTTGTCAAATCTATATTATCATCTAAATGAAATGTATGACTAGCAATAAATGTTTCTTGGTCTGAATTGTAAATATCTTTTGTGCCTTTATCGTTATATGTTCTTTTATGTTTTGTTTTTTGAAATGAAAACTCTGTATCTTTACTTTGTAAAGAAATATATTGATTGTTAAAGTTCCAATCGGCCGTATAATCAGTATAGTCAGTTGATTTATCTAAATCTGATTTATTTTTAGTTTGTATTATATTTGATTTCAATACCCATTTGCCTAGAAACTTCTCTATTTGAAAGATATAGTTTCTATCAGATAGACCATCTTTTTCAGTACCGTCAACAACTGAAATACCATCAGCAGTTTCATTTTCAATTCTAAAGTCTATAATAAAACCTTTTGAATAATCTGCTTTACCTAATTTAATAATTTGTTTTTTATGGCCAAAACTACCACCTGACAACTCAATATAATTCTGTCCATTTGCTTGAGTTACCATGTTGATTACTCCACCAATCGCATTAGGTCCATATACACTACCCATTGGACCTTTTATTACTTCAACATGACTAACACCTAAAAAACTATGAGCAAATAAATCTTCCGTACCATTAGGTGTAGAGTTATCTTGAATTGATATACCATTTAAAGTAATTAAAGTGTGATTTGAATTTGTACCTCTTGTAAATGTTGATGTCAATTGTCCGTCAGGTCCAGATTGTACAACATTTAAAGAAGATACTTTTTTAATTGAATTTTTATCTGGCGACACAACTTCATATGAATATGTTTTGTGTGTAAGGTCGCTAGAGTTTCTAATAAATGTTTTGCAGATATAAATTATAAGATTACCTTGTTCATCATATTGAGGTCTATCGCCTCTACAATCATCTGCTTTTGCTGTAAAACTAATTAGTAATACAAATAATGATAATAATATTTTATACATAATTTTCCAATCATAACACATATCAAGGTAGATACCAATAAATTCAAATCAAAAGGTATCGCTTGAATGTAAATTTGTAGTAAGTTGCCACCGTATGATAACCACACAGCGAAGTTGACAACAATGTGCCAAATAATAACACCTAAAAAAGTTGCTAATATAGTATTACTTATATATCTTCCCAGGAGAACAAATATCAGTAAACAACTATATACTGGTATCATAAGACCATGAAATCCTAAAAATACATCTTTCACTAACATTAAAGATAGTGGTATGCTGTACTGAATATTATGATTTTTTGTTAGACTAGGTAATAACAAAGCAATCGCAAACAACGGCGTTATATTCATACATTTATTTATATCATGTTTCGCCAAAAAAGTCAATGCCAAGTCGTATAAATAGTATTAAAGGAGTATTTTTTATGGCTATAGTAATAGATGGAAAAGAGTATGATGACTCTAAATTCAGTCCTGAATTGAGAAATTATATAACCTCTAGGCAAGAGTTACAAGTTAACAAAACTAGATTAAATCTTGAATTAGAGAAAATTGAAGTTCTAACTGAACACTTTAACAAAAAAATCGTAGATTTATTAAAAGAAGAAGCAGATAAACAAGACCAAGAAGAGAAAAAGACAAAGTAAAATGGCTGCCATTGCAAACCTCACAATAGACCAAGGTGCTAATTTCACCTCGGATGTAACCGTAAAAGACGCAAATGCTAATGCATTTAATTTAACTGGTTATACAGCAAGAGCAAAGATGGCAAAAGGTTATTCTTCAACAAGAACAAGAACGGATTTTACTTGCACAATCGCTGGTGACGCAACCACAGGTGTTGTGTCTTTATCTTTATCAGCCACACAAACAGGGGCTTTAGATGATGGTAGATATGTCTATGATTTAGAAATTGAACAAACTGGTACTGGAAATGTAACCAGAGTTATAGAGGGTGTGATTAATGTCAGACCTAATGTAACGACATAAATCTTATAAATATAGACGAGGGAGAGCAGAATGCCTGATATTACAGCAAAAATAAATGTAAATACATCAGCGGGACCAGAAAAAGTATCGGTAACTTTGCCTTCCGCTCAAGCAGCCTCTAATAGTGCTTTACAATTAAAACTATTAGGTGATGTTGATACATCTACTTTAGATGATGGTGCTTTATTACAATATAGGTCTAGTGATGGCAAGTTTGTTACAAGAACGGAAATTATAACATCAACTGGTACGCTGTTATTTAATTGTGGGAGTTTTTAATAAATGGCAACAATAATTCAAATAAAAAGAAGTTCGGGTACTACATCACCGAGTACGCTGAAATTAGGAGAAGCTGCCTATACTTTTGGAACAGGTACGCAAGGTAACGGCGGTGATAGACTTTATCTAGGAACAGGTGGTGTTGATGGTAATGGTGACGCAAATAGTATAGATATTATCGGTGGTAAATATTTTACAGCGTTATTAGACCATGTCGCAGGAACATTAACTGCTAACTCAGCTTTAATTGCAGACGCAAACAAAGCAATAGATGAGGTAATTGTCGGTAACAGCGCAAGTACCGGCGGTACAATCAAAATAAACGAAGGTACAAACAACGGAACAAATTTCGTAGGACTAAAAGCTCCTAACGCAATGGCAAATACCGTAACTTTCACACTTCCAGGTGGTGATGGTTCGGCAGGCCAATTTTTAAAAACTGACGGTGCAGGTAATTTAGATTTCCAAACCGTAAACCAGTTTATAGATTTAGCAGGTGATTCAGGAACAGATACTTACAATACTGCTGAAACTTTAACATTTGCTGGTGGTTCTGGTATGCAGGCTGTCGTAACAGACAATACCGTAACTATCAACGCAACAGCATTAACAAATTCAAACTTATCAGGTTCAGCGGCTATATCAAACGCTAATCTGGCAAATCCTACATTGACATTAGGTTCATCTACTTTAACACTAGGTGCAACTACAACTGATATTGCAGGATTAACTTCATTAGTTGTTGACGATATAACAATTAATGGTCAAACGGTACAAACAACAGCTAGTAACAAGGACATCAATCTATCTCCACACGGCACAGGCACGGTGATAGTTCCTTCAGGTTACGAAGATAGAGCGGGCTTTCAATCACAATCATTAGCTAACAAAGCATATGTTGACCAAGTCGCTCAAGGTTTAGATACTAAACCATCATGTAGAGTTGGTACAACTGCCAACTTATCAGCATCCTACTCAAACGGTACTGCCGGTGTAGGTGCAACATTAACAAACTCTGGCTCTCAAGCCGCTTTAGCAATTGACGGTGTAACTTTATCTGTAAATGATAGAGTTCTAGTCAAAGACCAAACAAACGCAGCTCACAACGGTATCTATGTTGTAACAACTGCTGGTGATGGTTCAACTAATTGGGTAATAACAAGAGCAACTCCGGAAGACCAACCTTCAGAATTATCAGGTGGTGCTTTCGTATTCGTAGAAGAAGGTACTGCTAATGGTGATAACGGTTATGTTTTCACTCATAACGGACTACCTACTTTTGGTACAACAGATTTGGATGTAGCACAATTTAGTGGTGCTGGGCAAGTAATAGCTGGTGCAGGTTTAGTAAAATCAGGAAACACGATAGACGCAAATACAGACAACTCTTCTATAGAAGTTTCTTCCGACCAAATAAGAGTTAAAGCATTAGGTATTACAAACTCAATGTTGGCGGGA